CTACTCTCTCCCCTTGTTGTCATTATGCTGGTCGGAACGTTTTTTGAGTTGGATTAGAGCGGAGCGCAGTGCACCTGGGACAGGCAGACCGGCGCGGGTGCCGTTTTCGAGCAGTGAAAGCCCTTCGTTGGCGATGTAGAAGTAGATGGTAATCGTACCTAAGAAGCCCGGCGTGCCGAGCGCGATATCCATCTTATGGGCGGCAGCGACAAGGAAAAAAATCAGTACCTTTTTGCCAAGTCCCTTAAAGCCTTCGTTGCTGGAGAGTTTCTTCTCGACAAACGCGGCGTACACGCCAGTTGCATAATCAATGATGACAAGCCATGCAAGAACTTCCAGCAAAGGCGACCAACCTCCAAACATGTAAGTTGTGACTGTACCAAAAAAAGCAACGATGAATTTGAGGATGTACTCGTTCACGTACTCTCTCCTTTCCCAGAATGATGTTTGGATGATAATAGCGGCTGACTGCAGCAGGCACCCGGCATGCCGATTACCCGGCTGTTGCGGCAAGTACCTCCTGAACCATCAGGCGATTTTTCGAAACTGCGGATGCTGCGAAAATTCACCCGGTGTGATCACGGCGGGCATCAGAACCCCGGCTGCACCGAACATACGGGCGGCAAACTCGGTACAGTTCATGCGCCCATGATCGTTGATAACCGGTGTACCACATAAGAGATTCAATCCGTTCGTGACGGTCTGTACGAGGTCATACGGGGTGGAGATGTGCATATGCAAAAAATCATCCATCGCCATCATCTGGGTGTGAAACAGCTCTCCCTGATAGCGGAAGACATCGTACGTACCGCGTGGATAATTGAGATGACGCACCTTGAGCGGATAGCGCCAGTCCGTCTCCGCCACATGCCATGGATCTAGCACGATGGCGACATGAGAATAGGGAGAGCCCGTCACCCGGCGGATCGTACGCCCGATGACAGACTCCCCCTTCACGAACAGAAGGTCGAAGCGTTGAAGATGGGTCACTCTGATTTGGCCTCCTTTAATAGGAAGTACTCTTCCTGCAGGCTGCGCGTCTGCTCTTTTTGCGCAAGCAGATTGGCGAAGCGGTAGTTGTCGGCTGCCTCAGACAACGCGATGGCCCGAAGCGGCAGGAGCTGGTTTTTGATCGCCTGCACCGCCTTTTGCTGGGCTTCGGTGAGAGATGGATTGAGCTGCTCGGCCAGAATAAGAGTCAGGTCGGTTACGAGGTCAACCTGTGTCTCCAGTGCATCCAGTACAGCAGTCTGGCGGTACGGATGCGTGAACAAGTCAGCGAAAAAAAGATAGACTTCCTCTTTGGTAGAGAGAAAGTCTGTCAGTTCATCAGAGATATCTTGGCCCTGTTGCTTGCGCGAGAGGAGTTCCCGCCATTTTAGCTGGCGGGCTTGCTGCTCCTGTTCGGCGCGCAGGGTGCTTAAATCCGTAGATTTGAGTACGCGCAAAATGGATCACTCCTGTTCTATTCGTATGCGAGTCCGAAGCCGTCAATCTCAATCGGGCTATACGTACCATTGGCTGTAACCGTGATGCGGAGATTAATCCCCCAGTTCTCAGCGGTTTTGCTCTTGTTGGAAAAGAGATGATATCCGCCGTTGAGAACCGCGTAGGTCACATCCTCCCATGTCGGCGTTTCGTCATAGGCATTGTTGCAGGCTTCTACTTTGAAAGTGGCCGGGGTCTCGTCGGTGATCACTTCGAAATGGTCAATCAATGCGCAGGTATAGGCATAAGAATCCGGATTGAAGAATTTCGTCGCCGCAATCTTGATCTTATGCTGACCATAAGGCAGATCCAATTTCTCGAAGTTCATATGGTAGTTGGTATCAGTTGGTTCCCCATACTGATCTACCTGTCCGATGAAAATGTCGTCGATGTAGATATTGGCAATCCCCGCCTCCGGGTCTTTATAGCCGTACCAGCGAATCCCTGTACCGACAAAGGTCAGCTCTGCCGATCCATTGCCATCCACATTAAAAGTCCAGCTGCCATTCGAGCCATTTCCATTGTTCTGCCAGGTACCCGTATAGGTGATCGCCTGGTCTCTGTCCTCGACCCGTTTGATGGTTCGCGCTTCCGTCGGGAGAACTCTCCCCACGTTGAGTACCAGCTTCTCCGCCGCTGCCGATGTTGGGACAGGTTCTTTTAACTCCGTCGAGATCAGGTCACCTACGCGGATGGTTCTCGGTGTCGGGATCGTCTTGGTGTTATCCACGTAAGGGTACTTCATCGCCAGATTATCCCCGGTCCAATCAGGGTCGACGTCGATACGGTCGTACTCCTCCTTGGAGATCTCGTAAAAACGGATGCCATCAATATAGGTAGTCTGCTGCTCGGCCGTATTGTTGGCATAGATGACCGCCCAGTCTTTGCGTCCGACACCAGGGCATTTGGTATAAATCGTCTGCCACATGTTCGTCTTGCCGAGCGGTTTGCCGAAGAAGCTGGCCACGTTGATCGTCACGTCTGCCACGTCTGATTTGACATCCGCCATGAATAGGTAGTATTTCCCACGGGTTAAGGTGACTTGGCGGGCCAGACGCGCATAGTTGTCCGCAATCGTATTGACCAGTTTGGCAGAAGCAGAGCCGTAGAGAAAATCGGTTGTGCTCTTTTGCAGCGTGGCAGCCCCTACATCATAATGGTGATCGAATCCAGCGAATGTGTTGTTGGTAAAGGACTCCAAATTACCTGCTGATCCGAAAAGATTCGTCAACACCCGTTTGTCGGTATAGTAGCCCAGCGTTCCTGTGTAGCCGTCAATCGGTGCGATCCGCCAGTAATAGGTTTTGCCTTCGATCAGATCGTTCTGTGGAGTGAAGCGGACTTTTTCATAGGTGGCTGGCTGAATCACTTCAACGGTGATGTCATCTACCCAAAATTCGGTGTTAGCCGGATTGCCGCCATCGACAAAGATTCTGACAGACAGGTTGTTCAAGTCCATTGCAGGCAGTGGGGCCTCAAAGCTGTAGGTCTCGTACTTCGTAGTCGGGCTGGTGATGACAATTCCTTCTGGATCGTAATTCTCACCAAGCACATCGATGTTGATCCGGGCTTGTGTCCCGACGCGAACCGCAAACACCTTGGCAGTTACTTTGAGACGGTCACCTGGTTTCCAGCCTGCGAGAATATGCTGGACGCCTAATCCGCTCGTTCCACTGTTATTGACGATCCGCAGTGCACGTTTGCCGGTAAGCGGGGTTGCTTTGGTATCGATGGCATCGTTGGCTGCAGGTTCCTCCATGTAATCCCAGAGCTTGGCCCACTCCATGCTACCGAGTTCAAAGGACGGGTCAACCACCAGCTGCTTCACCCTGCGGACACCACCTGTCGGAAATGCCACCCACTTACTGCCGTCATAGACCTCCCAGCCTGTCTTTTGGATGGAGGTATCATAGTTGTGCACCCCGACCGTGAACTGGTCATCTTCTGCCAGCTGCAGCTTAAAGTGCTGGTAGTCTGCTTCCAGATCATTGTTGATGGACGCTTCGAAGGTTGGTTTGGTGTTGGTGCGGATATTGTCCGGCGGGCTGAGGAGAATTGGGGTCTCAGGTAACATGTTGGTGTAGAAGTATGTTGGGGTCGAAAAGGCAGTCGCCTGGTACCCCATGATATCTGTCGGTTGAACCTGCCAGCCATAGATGGTATCAGCCTGCAATTCAGTAACGATGACATCATAGTAGGACTGGTTGGTTGTGACGGATTTGTTGACGACTACCACGTTGTCGCTGGCGCGGAAAATTTTGATGTTGAAGGATTTCAGCGTATCAACTTCTGGGTCGGAATATTGAAAATGAAGTCTCGGGGTCTTGCCCAAGCCAATAGGAAAGTCCACTGAAGATGCACCTGTGATGTTGGTTGCTGTCGGCGGACGGTTGGTTCGGAAGAAGTTGTAGTCGCTCCAGACCCCTTCCATGCTGGCAATGTCCCATGTTTTCACACGCCACTTGTAGATCGTGTTCCAGGTGAGCGCTGTTCCGTTGTAGGTCCAGGAAAGTGCTGTACTGGTTACCTTGCCCGTATTATGGACAAGCGTGCCTGCATTGTTATAGACCTCGATCTGATAGGCGGTCGGAGTGTCACCCGGGTCTGGGTCGGCAAATGTCCATTGCATGACTGGGGTCAGCGTCGGGACTAAGACGGGTACTGTAGAGGTTCCCCTAGGTGCTGTGATTCCCGGAGTGGTCGGTGCACGGTTCGGAATGAAGTAACTGTAATCACTCCAGGCACTCTCCCCTTCCAAAGCGTCCCATGTTTTGATTCGCCACTTGTAGGTGGTGAACCAGTTCAACGTCGCACCGCTGTAGGTCCAACTGGAAGCTGTACTGTTTACCCGGTTGGTTGTGCAGACGAGGGCACCTGTGCTGTTGTTATAGACTTCGATTTGATAGGCTTTTTGGGCATCGCCATCAGCATCACTGTAGCTCCATTGTAACGCAGGGGTTTGAGACGAGGTGTAAGCTGGGGCTACAGCAGTTCCTTTGGGTGAAGTAATCGTAGGGACAGAGAGTTGACCGAGATTGATTTCGTAGAGCTGATAGTCTATTCCGCTATAGTCTGCTACGGTGAAATAAAAGGTGATACCAAACACCTGTGATGGGTAGTAAGTCACAAATGGATATGGCGAGTTAGCGGCTTGAAGGCCTGTCACTGCCTGCCGAGTGTAGACACCATCGGAAATACGGAATTCATTGATTACACTGCCATTCCGCAAGTAAAGAAAATCCTTATGAAAGAAACCACCCGCTGCCCACGAGTGCGATACATAACCGGTTTGTACTGTACAGACCAGCACAGGGGTTCCCGTCATATCCCGGTTAATTCGATAGAGTTGTCCTGTATTGTATCTATAATAGTAGAAATACGGTTCTCCGCATAAACCAGTAATAATCCCATCATATTGGTGATAACCAGATATAGTACTGGTTATAGACATAGATCGTATCAGGGTATTATTAGAGTTATACTCAGCAATCGTCCCTGAGTTATTTCGGATAAATGTATCGCTCATTGGATCATACTGAGAGCCCTGATAATACCCTATGGCTGGAAAGTTAGGACTATTAGCGTTCCACGAGTGAGAGCCACTTATAATGTTGTTATTATCCGAATAGTACGTATAACTTGCATTGTTAAAGTGGCTTCGGCTTCGGGAAGCACCGACAGTCATCAGGTTACCGTTTGATCCGGATAGTGTATACGTTCCTATTAATCGAAAACTGATAGGCACATTCTCTACCTCCTATCTCAAAATAATTTTGCCTTGAATCTGTGCGAACACGCCGTGATGCATCGTCACTTCATCGAGATCACGGAAGGTTTCGATGAGAATATTCGAGTTGACACCGTTGAGCTCGGCATTTTTCATCGTCTCCAGCTCAATTAACGCATCGATCAGATTCCGCTCGGTGTTGACCAGTCGGGTACCGAGACTGGTGATCTGATTATGATGGCTTTCCAGTTCGGCGTCGGTTTTGTCGAAGTTGCCGTTGATTTTTAAAGCCCCTGACATCAGGCTGTCAGGGGCTTTTGGGTCAACGGAGATTCTTGCTTGGGTCACTGCCATAGCAAATCACTCCTTGCTTATGAGATGTGCACCATCAGATTGCGTGCTTTTGGCGTGATGGTTGGGACCGTGGTATTTTGTCTGATGCGGATGCGCAGCGAGGTAGCTGCTGTGCTGAGGTTCTTTTCGAATTTGAGCTGGGTGAATTGTGCATCGATAGGGGTCTGCTCGGTGGCTGATCCCATGGAAATCCAGGTCTGGCCGTTATCGACGGAGTACACCAGCGACTGATTGGTTCCGGACGGTGTGAAGAGATCCACGTAGACCGTCACCTTGGTAAATGGAGCGGCAGACGTAATCGCCCGGCTCATATAGACACCAGCCGGCTTGTACGACATCGCGATGGCATTCATGCTGGTTTGGATCACCGGTGAGGAGCCTTTGGAATTGAGCAAGGCACGGACATAGACCTCAGTGGCCGGACTGCCCAGTTGGGTCACATCTTGGTCGGCTAAGGCAAACCATGTGTTTTTGTCGGTGGAATATTGCCATTGGATCTCGGAGCGTTGCGGAACCAGCTGATTCACTGCAAGAACCAGATGGGTGGCGTCCTTCAAGGTGGTTTTTTGCGTCATCAGCACGGATTGGGATTTGAACTTGGCTCCGTAGAGCTTGAATTTGAGATCCATGTCCTGATGCGCCGTCCACGCTGAACCGTTGGAGGAGGAGAACAGGAGACCCACATCATACGGCTGACGGGCAACGACACGCTGGGTCAAAATATCTTTGTTGCTCATCCGTGCGACATAAGCGCGGTATTGGCTGGATGAGGTCAACAGAACGACCGCGTATTCGGTGTTGGCCTGAAGCAGCACAGGGTCTGGGAACGTGACACGGGTGGACAAGGAGCCGTCATTGGAGACTCTTACCTGTGAGGCGTTGAGTACCTTGGAGGTAAGTACGTTCATCGACGGATAGCCGTTGGAGACTTGCCGGATCTGGATGGTGATGTCAGCGGTCGGGTCTTTGGTGGCAAAGTAGAGATCGATGGATGTGATAAAACGTTCTTCCGTCAGCATGAACGTCTGGGCGAGCGGGTCGGTTAAGCGCCACCATGGAATTTGCCAAAAGGTTTGCTCGATAATCTGTTTGCGGCCCACCCCCACATAGGAGGCTCTGGCTTCATTTTGAATTGGCATTCTTCATCATCTCCTCTATACTTCGTTCCAGAACCGCACTTCCCGCGTACCTGTGCGGATGTTGGCTGGAATGGTAAATTTGCAGCTGAAGCGGCCATTGGCGTCTGCTTTCATCGTGCCTGGCAGCGTGCCTTTTACAGAGCTGTCCAGTGGTGTCAGAGCGATGTCTACACCGTCAAAGGTTGCTTTGATATTGTCACTGTTCGGCTCGAAGCCCTCTGCTTGGACGACGACGTCACGGACACGGATAAACGGTACGTTCTCATCGAGAATCACGCGGGTTTCCGTGCGCTCAACGCTTCTCCAGGTCGCCCACCAATCCCAGACGGTACGGGTCACAATCGAGGTCTCCACCCATGAATCATGGGACGGTGTGAGACGGACGGTAGCCAGATTGCCGAATACCTGATACGGGTTGACGTTCATCGTCTCGGTCGCAAAGGACTGGTCGATCAGTACTTCTTCCGTATAGTCGATGGTGGTCAGACGCTCGTGAATGCGGACATTGGAGGCAGCGCGGTCGATGAGCAGATCCACCAGCTCCTGCTCGACAGGCAGCTGCAGCACCTTTTCACCCGGATTGAGCATCGCGTCAAACTGCGGGTGGGTCACGTCGGCGCGTTCGAAGTTGGTGAAATTGTCGGTGAAGATCCCTTTTTTCTGGATCGTCGGGTCGGAGTATTGGGCGGTACGGTCCAAGTCATTGATCGCTTGGTTGTACTCGGCACGCTCCAGACGATCGAGGAGTGAACGCAGTTCGAGCATGGTCAATCGCTTCGGCTTACGGTTGTAGACGACGACTTGGTTGCTGTTCGGCGGCAGATAAAGCTCGCCTAACTCCAGTACATCCGGAGGAGCTGATGGGCTTGGCGGCAAAATCGCGCTCTGCCCCTGCACCAGCTTGATCTCCCCTTCGGCGGTCAGATAGTAGACATCTTTTCGCGCGAGATAGAATTCATAGGTAGTCTGGAAGGTGGTACCGTTGACGGGCTTGTCACCACCAGACAGGAACTTCACCTTTTCGTTTTCCAGCTTGTAGTCGGTTTGGGGGATCATCGTTTTGGTATAACGGTAGACGACGGTGTACGAGGTACCACCTGGTGGCTCTTGACCGTTCGGCACCCAGTCGACCGTGTTGCCGGAGAGCTGGTAGTCGGTTCCTTTGGTATAGGTGGTAGCACCTGCCGTGACGGAGACGATATCAACTACAGGGGTCTTCGGCAGTGTGTCTGCTGTCCCCGCGATATTGCCACGGGTGATGACGGCGGAGACTTCAATTGTAGCGGTGAGCGCTTTGATCTCTTTGACAGGCTGGGAGTTGAGTGCATAGTCGGTGGTTCCGCTGACAAAGGTTTTGGTTTCATTCGTGACAAGCTGGGTGTCGAGCGCTTTGGGGATCGGGATACGCAGTGGGACCAGCTTGGAGATTTCATACCCCTGAACATAAGCTTTCCCGGCATCGACAACAAGTGTGACACGCTCGGTATCTCTTGGCTCGATGAAGCCGTCCATCCCGGATACGAGGAAGTTGCCGCTCGTATCGTGCGTACGGCGGGCCAGCACGGGTTGGAAGCCTTCCAGCTCAGGCGGCAGCTTGGCTGTCAACAGCTGTCCGTCCTGCAGGCGGAACATCGTCGTAGCGGTGATGTCATTGGCCATCCATTGCGGGTTGGCAATCAGGCGGTCGGCGCCGGGCAAGCCATAGTTGGAGTAGCCAACAGCCGGGTCGAGCAGCTCGGTATCGTCGCGGTAGGTCAGATTGGTATATTCCACCTTCAGACCGATCGTCTCTTCGCCCGTTCCCCGGACGTCGAGGGTCGTTTCTGGGATCTCGTGAATCATGCCGTCCAGATAGACACGGGATGGGGAGATTTTCACCTTGGTTTTCGTTTCATTAATATAGATCTGGCCGCCCTCGATGATGTGGCCGGAGCCAAAAATCACGTCACCGATCTGCTTGTCACGGTACAGGGCGATGGACTGCATCTCGTTGAGCTCGGCCGCCTGCAGGCGTCTGCCTCCGACTGCCTGTACGGACACCCAGCGTTTATCCGGTGTAAAACGATTGTGATAGGTCGTCATACGCTACCTCCTTAAAACTCAATAATGAAATCGAGTGATTCTTTTTGAGTCGCATCCCGTTGAATCGGCGAACGGTTATTGAGCACCAGCAGGTAGCCCACGTCCACAATATCCTCAAGGGTCACGACCTGCTCGTTGGCTGCCACGCCAGATTTGAGCACCAATCCGGCATAGACGCCTGTCTGACGGTAGGTGACCAGCGGGAATTCGTCATAGTTGAGCCATGCCTGCACATAGACATGGCGGCAATCGGTCGCTTTGGCTTCGTCTGATTTGAGAATGCGCCATTTTTGTCCCCGTTGCTCAATCGTTCCCTTGTCATCCTTGACGACGAAGGCGATCTGATCCGCCCGTTTGAAGGCGACGGTTTCTTGCAGGGTCATGTCGCTTGTGACCACCGGCACGGTTTCTCCCTCGTTCCACGGGGAAGTCTTGCCGATTGCCACCCATACGCTTCCGTCTTGCACCAGCTTGGCCGCCTGAAAAGCACGGAGCCCGCTGGCATCACTTGTATAACTTGGCATGGGATACACCTCCTAGTTCATTTGCGTCACGCTTGCGTATTGCATACTGCTCAGCGTGTCCCGGTACTGTACCGAATCTGTGAAAAAAACGTTAGGGGACCACCAGCTGCGATGTCTGGCATCGGCATGGTGCTCCCCATAAATCGTACGTTGCTCCTCCCGCCGGATCGGATGGCCGCTCAGCTCCTCTGCCGTCTCATCCAACCTCGTAATTCTTGTATAAATCGTGCGGGTGTTTTCATGCATCTCTCCAGGTTGGACACAGAGATACTCCTCAATAGCGAGGGACAGCAGATATTGAAAGCCGGAAAGACCCATCAGTCTGACCAATCCCTTGGCCACCACCAACGTCTCCGGTGTGGTAAAAATAACCGTTGTCAGCGGCATGAATTCTTTGCCGTCTGCCATCACCCCTGCCTCAGACAGGATCATCCCGTCTTCGGGCATATCCCGGTACGGCTCGTGAATCGTGAAGCCCTGAAAATTAAGCATCTCCAGATTCATCATCCCGGTGGAACGCAGGCGGGCCATCAGCTCCTCCTGACTCTCCACCCCGAACTCCCGTCGCCACAGATCAAGGGATTTGTCGCTTAACAGGCTGACGAAGAAGGATTTCCACATCTCGCCGTCCACATCAGGCATGTGTGTGGCAACCGCCTCCATGATCGCCTTCATCTGCCGGCTTTCCTGATAATACTCCGGCAGGTATCTCATCAGATCGATACTCATTCGATGTTCACCACCACATCAATCGCGCTGTCATCCTCAAGCTTGATATTTTGTGTCGGCTGAATCATCGTCGCGTCGGTCGCACCTGCGTTGATGACCGCTGAGAGGATTTTGGCCCAGTAGACGGTGCCGCCCACTCCGATGGTGCTGGTGTATTCGCGGATCGCCTTTATCGCCTTGTCGGCATCGATGCCCTCCACTTTGACCCGGATCGGCACCTCCTGCATGCGTACCTTCCGCACTTTGACATCCACACCGCTTGGCTTTTTGCGGTTGATCTCTCCTTGGGTGTCTTGGACGATCTGATCAATCTGGGTCTCGTTCCCCCCGACGATGACATCGACAGTACCGATGCCTCGCGGTTTATCGATGGCCTTGGCATAGGTCACACCGGTGACACTCAACGCCCAGCGGACATAGTCGGAATCGGTGCCGCCATGCTCTGGATTGCGTTTCTGGTACAAGATGCGGTTGCGTAAGCTTTGGTCGCTCTCTTCGTCCGCCCCGCCTTTGGCCGGTTCTGGATTGGTCACCGTCCAGATATCGAGAATCGGATCGAAAATCAGGGTGATTTTGTTCGCCCCCACATTGCCGATGGCTCCTGATAATTTGCAGGTGGCCAGTACAGTCGCACGGCCCTGGTTGTCGATGACCACGGCTTCGTCTGTGACGAAGGATACATCGGAGTCAGGAACCCCACAGGTCGTGCCTTTGGGGACGGTTTTGCCGATGACCCCGGTGAAGACGAGCGTCACCTTGGCATGAGTCGCCGGTGTACGCTGTAGACCATGATCCTTGGCGATCAGCTCCAGATAACGCCCCTCGGCAGTCACCGCGAAGGCTTGCTCCAGAATCCCCTGGAACTTGCTCTCCTCAATCCACAGCTGCAGCGCAATCGGGGCCAGCGCATCATAGATAATCGAGCCTTCCCGCTTGTCGAGGCTGTCTGGGATGGTGTCTAACATCTGTTGCAGCTTGGTTTGATAGCCTTGATTCGCTGTGGTGTCGGTTGTCGTGATCGACATCTTAGATCACCCCCTTGTAGTTGATCGTACCTTCACTGGTCATGACCTGGAAGGCGACATAGACACTGTCTTCCTCTGACGTAATGTCAAAATCATAGACCTTCTCGATCCGGTCATCATAAATCAACGCTTCCGTAATCATCCGCACAATCTCAGACTTAATGAAGCGCTCTGAAAACCCACGGCCCAAGAGATTCTTGATCTCGCAGCCGTAATCGTGCGAATAGATCGGAAAATGATAGCGGATCGTATGCACCGCCTTGGTGATGAATTGTTGGATCGCTTCCAGCCCGTCCACCATCTGCGTGATTTCACCTGTCTCAATATCGAGGTGGTACGTCTTGGATGGCTGCACGCGGTCGTTGACACTGGTGGGAAATGCAATCTTGGGCGCTAATCCCATACCTATCCCCCTTTTTTAATAAGTCACAATTCGATCCAGGATAAAGAATTTCTGCCCACCTTCAAAACTGGCAACCATCACGGAGTCACCCTGCTTGAGCTCATCGAGGAACTCCACTTCAGCTTCAGTAGACGTGAGAGTGGCACTGGTAAGATCCACTTTGCTGACCTGGTGGACGTGTGGCTGATAGCCCTGCACAGACATCGAGACGCTGGGCTTGCCCCCGGTCAGGTCGGTTTTGCCGTCATTTTTGATGGTCACCTTACGCTTGTGCTTGCACAGATGCTGGGAGACGACGATCAGCTCCTTGGGGATGATCAGTTTGTCATTTCCTTTGATCTTGATTTTGAGCTCAGGCGGGGCAGCAATCACTTCAGCTTCCATCAGAGAAGTGACTTTTATGGATTGAAAGCTTTTGAGGCTGTGCTGTTTGATCAGTTCACCAAGCGACATCATGCTCCCCCTTTCTATGCTTTATCCTGTTTCTTCTCCGGCTCTTCCTTGCCCGCATTGACCTCGGTGATATCATCGGTCTCCGTCAGCGTCAGCGACATCGTATGCTTACGGCCTGCAAAAGAATGGCTGTCCTCCTCGATGTAGTACGCCTGCTTGACGCCAAGCTCAGGCACGACCACGAAAACCGCCGTCCCTGTCACCACGTCAGGAATGCCGGGAATATTGCTTAGACGGAAGGTCTTCTTCTCCTTGCCCTCTTTCTCCAGAATCTTCTTGGCCCGATCCTGCAGCTGGGCACGGTTGAGCTTCTCGCTTACTTTTTCAAAATGCTGCAGCACACCGTATTTTTCGATCAGACCGTCGTTTTTCTCGGTCACTTCAATTGTCTTCTTCTCCTCGCCGGTGATCAGCTTGACACGGGTGACGGTTCCTTCAACTGATCTGGCATACGAGTAGTCGACCAGATTGACCCCGCTCTCGATCACCCACTTGCGGATGTTCTCCGCCCGTGGGATGAGATGGACCTTGCCCTCCCGTGAAAAGAGAGCGTAGCGTTGGCCGGTGTGCTTGTAGGTAATCTGCAGAGCTTTCATCACCATGTCATACAGTGAATCGCCATCGAACAAAAGATACGGAATCACATGCTTGGTGTCCTTGATCTCTCCTTTGTCGATGGAAAAGTCGGTGCAGAGCGTTCGGATGATGTCAGATGCTTTTTTGCCTGTGAAGAGGTAGGAATCCTTGTTCTGCGCGAGGTAGAACAGCTCGTCATAGGCGGTGACAGAGACATGTCCGCTGGAGTAATCACAGGTAAAAATCACGCCCTGAAACAGCTCGCTTCCGTCTCTGCGAAAGACGATACCCATGCCGTTCTCAACCGGAGCCCTTTCGTGCAGGCCACGGTTGGTGTCAAGCAGCTTCACCGAGAGCGTACGCGGTGCTCTCGATTTGCCGCCCGACCAGTCGATAGATTCCACCAGGTTGGTGACGTCGATGTACTTGCCTTTTTTGGGGATTAACCAGACTTGATTGATCATGGCAACAGCCTCAGCTTCTTGATCCCGTCCAGGTTGTAGGGCGGTCTCAGGTTATTCAGCTGTGCAATCGCCAGATAATCAAGCTGATACAACAGCCCAATCTCCTGAACGGTCTGGCCCTGTCGCACCTCATGGACTTTGGGTGTGACTTGCTCGTTGGTCCGTTTTTTGGCTGAGTTGAGCTGCACCTCTACCTTCCCTCCGGCGCTCTTGGCGGTCAGTTGGCGGACTTGGGTGAAGCGGTACTCTCTGAGCGAGATATCATAGTAGACCGAGCCGACATCACCTGCCATCTCTTTGACCGTAAACGATTCGATGGTGACCGGAATGTTCCAGCTCACCCCTTCATCGTTGTTGACGATCAGGCGGCAGGGACGCCCGCTGTCTTTCCAGACTTGGATCATATCTACAGCGTCAGCAGGTGCGATCAGATTGGTTGTCGCACAGTACGGCCCATACTCCTTGGGAAAATGCGAGGAAAAATCAATCGTCACAAGGACCGGGTCTTGAATGATCGAGACCTCACCCAGATTCTGCACGGTGATGGTCTCGTTGGCTGAGCCTGTTTTGACTGAGAACTCAGACGGATTCACAGGTAATTGGAGGCACTGGGTACGGTTATCAAACGTTAACCAGATCTCAACCGACATAGACACCCTCCCCTCCTGTCAGCAGCTCTTCTTCAAGCAACCGCTTCAGCCTGTGGATAAAACGGTCTTCGTCTGCCTCGTTGTGGACATGCACTGCGCCGACCAAGGTCGAGACTTGGACTTGGCTGGAGTTATTGACAGCGGATGAGCCTGACGGAGATGAGGACAGCATCGAAGCCGTCTCTTCCGGTGCGAATGCGGTTGGCATCGTTGTGGGACCGCCGCCGAAGTTGAGACTGCCGCTGCGGTACATCTGTGCCTGCTGTGCGGTCAGGACCATCTCACCTTTGTGCAGCTCGGCGATGTAGCCGTCGAACGGCACGTAGTTCAGACCCATTTTGTGTGAACCGTCTGTGCCTGTTCCATCCGCTTGTACGCCTACCTTAACCGTCTGTTTTTTGCTGAAGATACTTGTGATATCTTCCCAGATTCCTCTGACCGTCTCGATCACAGAGTCGACGACAGCGAGGAAGCCGTCTTTTACCCCGTTCAGGAAGTCCTTCCCGAACTGCATCGCCCCAGAGACAAAGTCACTGAGCAGGGTCTTCAGATTATCAATCGCATTGAAGAAGGTCTGCTTGATCGTCTCCCATGCCCCTGAGACATCCCCCGTCAACAGCTGCAAGGCTGCTTTGAAAATACCGGAGATGATACCCCAGACCAGTGTGATATAGTTCCAGACTGTGGTCATCACCAGTGAGATGATGTTCCAGATGTTCGTGAAGGCGATCTGTACCCATGTCCAAATCACCGTCAGGACACCCACCACCACATTGGAAATGACACCCCAGACCACTTGGAAAATCGTCTGCAGCATCGGCATGATCGATTGGATATACGTCCAGACCGAATTAAACACGCCCATGACAAATGTCATCGCGGCTTGAAGATACGGCATCAGCCATGCGATCACATTGGCGACGATATCACGGATTCCGAACCAGTTGCCCTGCCATGCGGCGAACAACAGACCGATGGCGGCGGCGATCCAGAAGATCGGACCTCCCATCATCGACATGAGGCTAGATGCTGCTTTGACCGCTTGGAATGCCTTGGTCAGATTCTGTACCTGTGTCGTCACCGTGGAGATCACCGAAAATGCCGCAAAAGCAGCGACGACCCCGAGCAGTATCGGTTTGATCGTATCGAAGTTGGCAATCACCCACTTGACCCCCATGACGATCCCGTCAAAAACAGGCTGCAGGCTGGCGAGAATCTGCTGGAACATCGGCCACATCGCCTTGCCTGTCTGCACCAGCCAGATGATACCGTCCACAATCGCATTGATCGCGGTCTCGGCAATCGACTTGATCTTCTCGAAGCCACCACCGTCCTGAAGCCACTTGCTGAAGCTCTCCAGATGCGGCTTGAGCTTCTCCAAGGCACTGCCCCCGGCATCCTGCAAGGCTCCTTGTAAGCCGCCTTTGATCGATGCCATGATCCCGCTTGCTGATTTGGACAGCTTCTCAGCACCGCCTTGGAACATGCCGTTGGCTTCGCCCATGAAGCCTTCCCAGCCGACCTTGGCGAATTTGGCCGCGTCGAATTTGAGACCGAACTCCTTCATCCGCTCGAACTCACCCATCTTGGCGTCAGCGATTGCTTCCATCGCGTCTTCGAGAGATTTCCCCGGCGTGAGCGCAGCCATATCCTCTGCGATTGTCAGAAGCTGCTTCGCTTGCTTCGGATCACCCTGGGCTACCTGCAGGGCACGTGTCCCGCCCGCCATCACCTCTCCTTGCGAGAATGGTGTAAAGTTGGCGTTTTTCTTCAGCTCTGCCATGTATTCTTGCGAGGCTTTTGCCGCATTTTCCTTGGACATGCCGGGATTGCCCTTTTCCATGAAGTGCTCAAGAGAGATCTGCTGCCGCTCCAGTTCACTGGCCGCCCCGACAGTCGCTTTGGCAAAAGCCTGAGCACCGCCGCTGAGATTCAACGTCTGCGCCATGTTGCCAAGCCCGCTCAGACGCTCGCGGATGGAAGCAATCACGCCTTTGGTGTTGTCCTCCACATTGACCTCAGGCGTCACATTCATACTGTCCAGCGTGCGGAAGCGGTCAGAGATCGCCTTCAGCTTGCCGGAGATGCGGTCTTGTAAATCAAACACCGCGGTTAACCGAGCCATTTCCTTCACCCCCATTCGTATGTTGGTTTATTTACGTTTGGTGGCTCGTTGTGAGCGTTTTTCCGCTTCCATCTCAACGAATTCGGAAGCGTAGATAAAAGCCTTGTGGTAAGCATCCATCGCATACAGCTCATGTGGGAGCAGATGATGCTTCTGCCAGACCCGATGTGAGATGACTGCGTGGTAGTCACCACTTTTGATTAGTTTTTTGCGTCTTCCACCAGTTCCTCAAAGTCTTGGTCAAAGCCGTTGACACGCTGTACCGCCTGTACCAGCTCTGCGTATTCGCCGCCCACGCTGAGGATTTCCTTGATCAGTTCGCTCGGGTCAACCACGTTGTAGCTTTTGAGCAGCTCTGGGTCCTTGAAGTTCGGATAGACCGTGGTCTCTACGGCCAGTCGGGAGGCAAAACGCTTCCAGTCGACGGTCTCGCCCACTTTTTTGCCTTTTTTCATCTGAGCGATGGTGCACTCATCCTGCAGCTCCTCGATGCGGCGGGTGTCGATTGCTTTTAAGACAAATGGGATCGGGTTGCCGTCCTCGTCGGTGTAGCGCTTGGAGACGACCACTTCCTCGGTGACCACTTGCTTTGCTTTGCCCTTCATGAAAACGTCCATGGTTTTCGCCATATTCAGATACCTCCTGTGTGAATGGAAAAGAAAGCACCACACAACGCAGGTGCGCTATGTGGTGCCTGGAATGAATGAGAATGGGGGGTAATGCCGTCGAATACTTCTGCTTCGTTACGGAAGCGCGGGATTAAAACTGGTCGCGGAGCGCGGACGGAAGCTCTGCACCTTCGAAGGTGAACGGAACTTCTTCTTCAAGCGCTTCTGCTTCTACGTCAAACTGACCAATCGTCACGGAGTCGATGTTGCAGTTGAGCAGAGTGACACGCTCAGTGCCACGGCCGGAGCCTGGGTCATCGAGGACACCTTGCAGCGTGAAGTAGACATCACGGCCACTGTTGGCGTATTCGAGCATCATGCGGGTGAATTTGGAAGTGACTTTGTAGAGTGTGAGTGTACCAGTACCGGCTACACCTGTGGTCTTTTTGCCTGTCCAGCGGTTGCCAAGCGTCATGATGTCGGCTTTGTTCTTCTCGATGGTCGCCTCGAATGCTTTTGCATAAGCGATTTCTTCACCGTCTAAGAAAAGGCGTGCTTCTTTACCATTGATTGTGTTTTCTGCGCGAAATTTACCCATGGATTATTGCACCTCCACGTTGAAATAGAATTTTTCCATGCTGTCGACCGGCTGGATGCCGAGGGTTGCAAATACTTCATCACCTGTGGACTTCGCGGTGTCGATGATGAAGTCAGTGAGGAAGTTGACGTTTTGGATCGCGCCTGCATCTTGGAGCTGGCGCAGATATTGGTTGGCTGCTTCTTTGAGCAGGGCGTGGCCGTCTGCATTGTTGTTCAATTTGCCCACATAGGATTCATTGACAACGCGGCTAAAATCGTTCGCGATCGCGTCGAGTACGCGGAGCACGCGGTTTTTGCTGAAGCGGCTGTTGCGGTCTTGGCTGTATGTGACAAGGGAGTTGATATCCTTCTCCACCTTGACGCGGACGCCGTCGTGGATGAACAGGAATTGGCCTTGCTTGAGGGCTGCGATGATATCACTGTTTTTCATGCGTGGGTTGGCATCGGTTGCGCCTTCGTACACAGAATAGGTGTTGGACGCCGCGATGGATGCTCCAGCGGTGGCACCCGCTACCCAAGCGGTTGCTTTGGCCGCATCGATCACAGTGCCGTCACCCAGCTTCACGCCGTTGACCACGTTGATGATGCCTTCGTAGTCGGCTGCATAGTTCGCTACGACACCTTGGATTTTCTTACCTTCCTGCTCACGCATGCGCTTGATGAAGGAGACAAATGTCGTTTTGAGTGCCTCATCCTCATACGGATACGCGATCACATCGAAGTGTTGGGTCTCGCACGCTTCCAAAAAGCTGGTGTGATCTTCGTTGTTCACGAGGCCATTGAGACCGCCGCTGAGAACGGTACCTGCCGTAGTCGGCACGGAGCCTGTACCCGCGAAGGACACCCAGGCGTTGGCTTTCAGCTCAGAGATATCGGCTACGCGCTGCTCATCGACGACACGGCCTTTGAGCAGGGTCTTCACCACGCGCTTGGACTCATCGAGCACATCAGCCGCAGAGGTGATCATCAGGTCATTCCCGCGTACACCTGCGAGCTTCGCAGTTACGGTCACGGTGTTGCTGGACGTGCCGAATGTACCGGACGCCTTCACACCATTGTTGAGGCAGTAGACGAGTACGGTTTTGGCGCGTTTTTTCGCTTCACGTACCAGCAGTACCTCAGGGGCATTGACATCGTAGCCGAGATTGTCCATGAAGTCTGCTTCGGTATCAATGCGTTGGAAGGACTTGTATTCCCCCCAGCTGAGCAAAAGCGGGAGCACGACGGTGCCGCGATCTGCGATCTTCATGCGCTCCAGTGCTTTTGATTTAAAATTCATATACAAACCTGCTCTCACCTGTTCTACACCTTCAATCCAAATTCCACCAGCCATTATCGGGTAGCCTCCTTTATAAGGAATTCGTTAATAAGTTGTTGGGCTTCTTGCTTGGTCAATTCCACGGCGGATGTACCATACAAAGCCCCGTCAAAAATCTCTTGCTCTACGCCAAACAGCTGCTTGGAGTATGCACGCAAGGTCTCTAGCTTGAACGCTTGGTTCGCACGCTTATCCGTGGACGTGCTTTTTGCTCCCTGTCCGGTTGGCCCGGTCAGTTGTGTCTGTTCAGCCTGTACGGTGCGTCGCTTTTTTGGTGTCACCAGTCCTTCACCTTCCCTGTCACGGTAACTCTCTGCACAGTGGTGCCTGCCTCTCGGTGGTAGTGATAACGGCTGCGCCACTTGATCGTCAGCTGCGCGACACCGGTATCCACCGTCTTCACATCGGTCTGTTCGATGCGCAAGGATTGCCCGTTCGGCTCTCCCGCCTCATTGACGAGTGGGATGAGCGAGCGTCTGTTGCGGATCTCATCTGCGATCACCTCAGCCAAGTCAAAAGCCTGGGGCGTATCGGTGTGAAACACCTTGATCGACAACACATACTGCTTTTGGTAGGTTGTCGTGGTGTCGACCGCATCGGAGACAGTGGGGGCTGAGATATATAAGGCCGGTATCTTCATCCCCTCGGGAATGTTGTCGGTATACAGGGCGGCGTCGCATGTGCCAAGCGCAAATTTGGCGATGGCCGCTACTTCAGCCAGCATCTGTCCACCCCCTTTACAATTGATCCAGATAGCGCTGCAGCAGACGGTCAAGCATCTGTTCAAACTGCCTGTCCATCACTGCAATCGCTGCGTCCCAGTAGTTGGTTCCCTTCACCCACTTGGCCTTGAGCAGCATGCCTGTCGAGGCGTTGGGGGAATAAATAAAGCGCCCGCCCCGAAATTCTCCCGGGACAAAGCGCCTCTCTTGCCAGTGACCATCGTTGGCCAGGCTGGCGTATTCGACATTCGTGCCGACCTCAAGCGTCATTCCGCCGTGGGTCAGCTGCCATACATTGTCGGCATTTCCTTTCTCGAACGATTGGAGCAGGGTTTTGGTGTTTATCGTGCCGGAGCGAACGATCTCTTTTTGCACCAAGTCGAGAAATTCTAGGCCTGCGCGTTCCAGACTTTGCGCCAGTTCACGCTTCAGTTCTCCACCAGCCAGCTTTTCGAGCTTTCTGGCAAAGGCGGCGATGTCAGAGCTGCTCATAGCATCTCCTCCCGCATCGCCACCACTTCGATATGATGGTTGCGGATGATCCGCGGCAGCTGCAGGACATAGGTCGCGCCCTGATACACCACGCGGTCATTGGCCCGCACATCGGTGTCCATTGCAAAATGAACGAGAAAGCTCTCAGACAGCTTCATCGCAGGTTCACCCTGCACAAGGTTGCTCCCCCGGCTGGACCAGAACGAAGAGACCCCGCTTGCATCTGGTGTCTCCTCATAATAGAACTCAGACTCACCAGGCAGCCCATAGTGCGCCGGCTTAATCCGATGCTTCAGATGGTAGATGTCGCAATGATCGGTCAACAGTCCTCGGTAGCTCATCAGACCGACCTCATCTTAAAGCGCACCTGACCACCAGTGCCGCCGGGTTTGACGAAGCCTGCAAGCAAGGATGCCAGCATCGGCTTGTGTACGACGTTACCATCGTTGAGCGTATAGGAATAGTCACCGATCCGCTCTGATTTGTACCCCTTGACCGCCGACTCATCGCTGTTGATCAGCGCATAGAATTCTGCGAGCCTAAGACACGCGAGAATCGCTTCTTCTGGGACGGTTGGGTACTGGTCAGGGCTGAAGCGGTGACCGACGTACTGGTAGATGTCACTCTTGGCTTGGATGATGTCGTGGGCGAGCTTTTCTTGTGCACGCTTCTTCACCACATCAAATTCGCTGTAGTCCATCACCTGTTGCGGTGTAATCATGTGTTGTTCACCTGCCTCATCTACGCTTTGGCACTTGCGGTTCTGCGTTTGCGGGAGGGCTTTGGCTCAGGCTGGTCAGGCTCGGTCGCCTTGGTCCCTGCCGCCATCGTCCGTGGTCGGCTGGACTCCTCATGCAAAAGCTCACCGCCCAGCTCAAACTGCGAGTGATTGCGCAGATAGTCATATGTGCGCTGATCCACCTCTTGCGGGATATCCCGCTCAAAGTGGCAGCCAAAAAGATAATAGTGTTTCCCTTGGACGAGCTTGGCCCACATGATCCATCCCTCCTTTTTACGAAGGTCTAGGCTTTCACCTTAATCACTTTCGCCACAGCGTCTTCCTCTTCAAAAGTCGCATCGATCTTCGCAGTCAGCACCACGATGAACTGACGGGCGCGGATATCCTTGTCCACTTCGATACGGATGTCGCGGTTAAGACCCACGACGATGTTTTTCGGATGAGTCAGGAGCATGTCGGATACGAGATTGCCCGCACCGTCATTGTAGTTTTGCAGCATCGCAAGGCCTTGTACCGGGATGCCGTAGACACTGGTGCTGTTGCTTTGCGTGGTGGTGTCACCGATGGTTGGCTGGGTTGCCGCTACCATCTGTTTCCAAGCCACATCAACCGCATGGGACGTGTAGAAACGCCATTCCGCCGGGTTGCGGAGGAATTTGGACGGCACTGCCATGTAGGCATTCTTGAACGCGGATTGGTCAAAAGCCGCAGAAGCCTGATCCACCACGTGAGACACCGCTTGTTTGCGCACACCGTTCATCAGCTTGAGGAACGGGTCAGAGGAAGCTGCATCACCATTCACCACGAGTTCCTCGAGGTCAACCGCGACACGCTCAGCGAGCATCTGCATGAGCGCATCTTCTACGGTCGTGCCTTCGAGGTTGTTCTCGATGGAATCATACGTGATGCCGATCTCAGCCACGATTTCTTTGCCGTTGAGCTGGATGGTGCCGGATGCATTGGCATCGGCGGAGTCACCAGAGCGCAGGATACGGGAACCAAAGCCCGCTTTTTCCAGCTTCACCTGGTCGGATTTCATCTGCACGAGGCGTGCATCCTTGAGCAGTGTCGGTGCACCCTGCACCATACGGAAGAACTGTGCGGATTGCTCTGGCGTCATTACCCCGCCGTTGGTAAAAGAAGAGAGGCTGATCGCCGCTTTATCAATGAGTTGTCGATTGCTGATTCCCATGTTTCACTAGACCTCCTTGAGTGTTTTAGAGATGAAAAAGACCGTTCCAGACCGATTGGCTGTCACGCCCGCCGCCTGTAGACGCATCATGAGCCTTGGAGATGCCACGGGCACGCTCCAGTGCTTCGATACGCTCGGCAAGCGGAGTCAGCTCGGCCTGGAGCAGGTCTTGGACTTGCTTGATCGTCACTTGCGGCGGTTGTTCCAGCTCGTTTTTGCGCAGGATCTTCACCACTTCTTCGGCGACGATCTCTTGGATATCCTCACGCGGAACCTCGATCGGCTGTGCCGCCATCCGCTGCTCTGGCGGCTGTCCCACCGTACCGATTACATCTTCAGCAATCGCCACTCGTGCGAGCAGGTCGCTGAACTGAGCGGTCACGCTTTTGATGCGCTCGGTGTCAGGCAGGTCTTTGGCCATTTCGGTTGCGATCACATCCTGCATCGCAGCGAGTGACGCCCAAAACTCTGTGCTTGCCTGGTTTTTACGCACGGTTGCCTGTGCTTGTACGCCATCTTCCAACACTTCCGCAGTCCCTCCCATACTGTAGCCTGTGATGTTGCCTCGCTTGATTTCGTCCCACATCTCATCGGATGCGCGGGTGACGAGCACCCATGATCCGCGCGGGATGACCTGGCCGCCCACTTCGAGATCGTCAGGCGCGACGTAGGATTCTACGACCGTCCCATACCCCGCCTCAAAATTATGCTGGCGGTCGATCTGACGGTAGTTCGCCATGAAGTGGTGCGCGGCGCGTTCGATCTCGGCAGCGGTCATGTAATCGCCTTGCGAGTCTACGACGTCTGGTTGGTAGACGACGCCGTAGACGAGTTTTTGCTCGTCGGTTTGTTTGGTCAAGAGGCGCACGCGTTTTTGGAATGTCGGACGCTTATCTGCTTTGGTAAGGAAAAAGCGGCGCTGGTTGGCAGCCGAGTCCACGTAGGAGACGTGAGTGATTTCGGCGTTGATCAGTTGTCTTGGCATTTTGGTTTCACCTCCTTTCAAAAGATTCAATCGTTGAAAAGGGCATAAGAAAAGCCCTTGCTCGCGGGGAGCTAAGGGCTTTTCGCTTACTTCTTGATGTTACTATCATAACAGGGGTGTGACTTGATTTAGGTAGAAAGGAAAGACGGGTATTGGATGGGTTTGGTTTAGTAATGACCCAACAATATGTTGTGTAACTGATCAAAAAAAGGGGAAGGGACGCCCTTGCTTTGCCAAGAAACAAAGCCCATGGCAAATTGAGCAAGTCCTTCCTATTCAGCAAAACATTTGTTTACGGAGCAGCTTAAGGGCTTATGCGTGAATCGGGATTTACTTATCCAAATAGTAGTCTGCTTCTTCATCACAATTCCGCAAAAAATCTTCAAGTGAATTTTCGATGATATATCCGTACTTTCTGACCGGGTTAGCTCCACTTTCGCTGCTATCAAAATCAATCCCTAGAACCAAGACTTCGGAGACTTCAAAGAAAGGTAGCTGATCATCCTCAACTAACTCACGATTCATATCATCCTCGTAATCATCTTCACCCAGATAATAATCTACAACAGAAGCAGGATCCATTATTCTGTTCACCATGCTTCCTGAATCCTTTGAAAGGAATCCGTACCCCACTTCCAAATAAAACTCTCTTAGTTCTGCTGGAAACGGACGACCCAATCGCAGTTCTTCTTTCTGAATCTCTTCAGCAGATAAAGGATAGAAAACATGTTTTTGTCCGGGAACTTTCTTTTTTCCAGGTTCCACAATATAAGGTTTGAGATAATCATATCGGGCCACGTTATTTCCCCCATTTCCAAAATATTAGAAGGTATGGCTCCATTGTATCAAGTCCCCCGTTTCGTTGGGAAAACTTTTTTGGCAACACCGTTTTTACCATGAATCGCTCTCTGATGCTGGTCAGGGAATCTCGCAGGATGAATATTCCACCAGACATTCGGTCCGCCATACGTACATTCGATCAAGTGATGTGCATCGTAGTAATCACCCTCTTCTCGAATGACCTTGCCCTTACGGCTGTACACATCCTGTTCATAACGAGGCCAGACTTGCCCTGTTTGTTCTTCCCACTCTTTAATAAGCTTGTTTTTTATTCTTGAGAACTCTTCCCGACTTTCTTCAGTTTGCGCGACAGTCAGCTTTTCAAAAGGCTTTAGTTTAAGAGCAGCACGCAGCAGTTTCATCTGTTGCTCGGTTACCTTTACTCCAGTTACCCGCTCTACGCCTTCATGATACTCTTTTAAATCCCTGATTCGTTGTTTATGCTGCATAGCTTCTTTAAAATTACCTATGCGTGCACGTCTGGTTTCAGGGGTCGAGACAAGAATGGGCTCTGTTACCCAAGCAGTGATATCCGGCTCCACTTTCAAACGTTCCAAACGCTCTCGGTACCGTAGCTCTTTCTGTTCTCTACTGAGGTTCTCTTCCCTGACAGCCCTCATCGTACATCTGCACTTGTAGCGCTCACTCGGAGGTAAGGAGGGGTCACGGGGGTATTTAGCTTGGTAGCCGTTTAATCGAAAAAATTCATTGAGGCCGATCTCAGTACCACTTAAGGAAACGTGAGCAGAACGGCTATTTGCCCCACCTTGATTATGCTCCCAGACCTTACCAACTACGATAGGAGACTGCTGAAAAGCTTCCGACTGTGCTTGACTATATATAGTAGGCATATTGTTTTGTGACAAATCTCGAGCCACGTCCCGCTGAAGGTGGGGCAATTTTGCAAGTTCATTCAAAAAATTTTGGATTGATCCTCCATTTTCCTTCTCAGATTGGACAGCCTGCATCATTTCCTGATAAACTTTGCTGCTGATGTTTTTGCCCAGTTCTTCCGCCAGTCGTCGGATCATCTGTTTCGTTTCATCAGACATGCCGATGTACGGATAGTCACCTTCAAGAGCTTTCATCGTCTCACGCGACAGTTCATTGACAGTTTGGGTAAAATGCTTCTCACATGCCGCTGAAATTCGTTGGCCTAGCATATCATTGCTTGCTCTCTTTTCGACAAAGTCTTCCAACTCTGACAAATTAGCCGGCTTTTTCGTTGGCTTTGTAAGACGTTCTCTGATATCGCTCTTCTCTTGACTCATGATGCTCCCTATCCGGGATTCCAGCTTTTCCATCCGGGCTATCATTTCTTTTGCAAGAAACATGTGCCCTAATTCCTCTTCCAGCTGTTTATTAGCCTTCCGAATCAATCTATTAATAACGGCGAGCAGCTTGATTAATCTTCTCAACCACCGCCACCTCCTCCAACACATCCCGCACATCTTTCAAAACAGCGACAATATCGTCATCTGCCTTCTGTACAGGAACAGAGGAACCTTGATCATCTTCACCACCCTGCACTCCAGCCGGCAAGTTAAACTTCCCATCAGCAAAATTCTCCAACTCCTTGCCGATCACCTTACCCACCTCTTCACGCAGGTCATTCGGCGCAACCGCACCAGCGCGGATGAACACATCCAGCAATCTCGCCTTCTCCTCCGAGTCACTGATATCCGGCCCACGGAAGTACAGCACCGTCGACTTCAGCTGATACTCCGCCAAAAGCTTATTGTTGATAATAAACTCCAGCGAATTGCGCTCCGGCTTGAACACCTGATCCTCTGTCAGCTTACGCGCCGTATCTGCCGTCGCCCGGTTGTAATCCGTCGAACGCCCGACAAAAATATCCGGCAGACGGAACGACGACTGCACTTTTTTGCGCGAAGCTTCATCATATTCGAGGAACAGCGCATCCTGCTGGAGCATATCCGCGAGGCTCTTCAGCTCGATCTTGACGTTCTTGCCTTCCTTGTCGCCAAAGTCATCCACCATGCCTTCTGCTTCGATCAGCAGGAACTTGTGCGCGTTGTCTGTCCCTTCCACCGATGCCGCGTAAGCAGCCAGTGCCTCTTCGCTCTGCTCGGACAAGGTACCGTTGGAAATAATAATGGCCGCCGGAGTGTGGCGACCTTGTTCGAAGTAGCGGTAATTCAGTTCTTCTGCCTTGCGCGCACCCACCATGTGGATCGAGTGACCGACCCAGCGCGGTACACCGTAGGCACTGCTGCCGATTTTCAGATGCAGGATTTCGTTGGCCTCATGCTCGATCGGGAGCTGCTGGGTGTATTGTCCGGTGCGGCTGTCCATCTTGCGCGGGTCGCCGAATTCTTTGAACCAGACCGTTTTTCCGCCGATTTTCTGTGCATATTTGCGGAAGCGCTTTTTACGGTAAAAAATCTTGCCCTCGCGCATGTATGTGATATCGACCGGCTCACCTAGCTTGGTCAAGCGGACGAATTTCGGGTCGATGATCTCCCCGCCGTCCGGAAGCCCGCGGCCATTGCGCAGAATCTCGATGTAGGCATTGCCATAGATCTCACGGTGCTCAATCGCTTCGCCCATCACATCCTCAAACGACTGGTCGAAGTTGAAGTACTTCATGAAATTCTTGAAAAAATCCCACTCGGCCCGCATCTCTGGCGTCTCCTCCGACTGGGTCTCATCCTCCACATACTTGAGTGCTGCCCCGAAGCCGACGATGTTGCGGCGGTAGGTCTCGACGCATTGCTTCAGGATTGTAGAGTTGTCATAGATCGAGTAAAGGGCCTCAGGCAGATACGGCGGGGCAAGCAGGTCGCTGTCCGTATATGCGCCTGCATATGGATCTTCCTCCGTCGCCGCAAAATGCTGTGCCTTCGTCATCTCCTGCTTCTGCTGTGCCTTGATCACCCGTACGTTTACCTTTTTCACCAGCTATCCCTCCTTAATAAATGTGCTTGCGCGTCCGTGTCGTCTTCTTCCTGCTGAGCCTGCTGATACTGACCGCCATCTCCAGCGCATCCGGGCCGTCATCGTGATAGCCCGTCCCATAGCGCTCAAACATATCCAAGAGCGTCCCATGCCTGCGGCTGAAGCGGATCGTCGTATTTTCGATATCTGGCAAAAGGGACTCGATCCTAAGCTCCTTCCTCGTCCGCTGATGGATCTCGTGTACCCGCGTGTTGACCGGATAGCCCTCGTCGCGAAGCGCCTCCTTGAGCTTATGCACGAAGAATTCCTGTGCCATCTGCGCCTCGGCGGCAATCCCCAGCGGCTGCCACGTCAGTACCCGCTCGACGATCTCATCCATGAACCGGTCCGGATGCACCCGCTCAATGAAGCAGTCCACCACATAGATCGCACCCGTCTCGCTGTGCTTGGCGATCACCACCAAGGCTGAGTAGTCACCGCGCTGCTTGCCCATGGCAAAGTCGATCCCAAAAAAGATCTCGTACTGCGCGTGATCAAACTCCTTGCCCGGCTCAGCATCGCTCCAATAAAAAAAGCGTTCGGGCACGAACACTTGGGTCTCCTCATCAATCGGTTCATTTTGAAACTCGGTGTTGAACGCCTTGCTGCCCCGGTTCCACCTCCAGGTCATCAGCTCCCAGATCGGCTTGACCTGTTCCCACAGGACGATCGCCCCTGCGTCCATCTCTTCCTTGTGTGCCGTGTAAAATTCTTCGGCCTCTCTCACGCAGTCGGGGTTGTCCCGGTTTTTGTAGATCTGGCGGCAGGTCTCCCAGAGATCCATCCGGTCAGGGTAGCGAATCACCGCCCGATACAGACGCGAGGTAAAATCGCGGTACTCCTGCATCACATATAAGAGTAGTGAGTCGGAGTGAACCGTCGTCCCCATGTAGAGGAAAGCTGTCTTCGCACCAGCCGGATCACCCAGCGGCATGACGTATTGCGCGAACCAGTCCTTGAGCTTCTGCCGGATCTGCGGCGTACTGGTGTTGGCGACTCCCTCCAGATCGTCACAGATGATCAGATCAGGGCGGATCGCGTTCCAGTTGCGGCCGCGCAGGGCTTCTCCGGTTGAGGCGGCTTCGACTTTGGTGAGTAATCGTTTGGACGTTGGTTTGGACGTTGGTCTGCCCACTGTCTTGCCAGTCGCTTTCCCAGCCCCGACCAACTTACCCAACATGTTGTCAGACCCACCTGCGCCGTCACCCATATCTTCATCCTCTTTCGGCTCCCACGTGATGAACGCCGTGACATTATCCTGCGGGTTCCGCTGTTTGATTGGTGCCAGCAACGGGCCGAAATCCTGTCGCAGCTTCCTGTTGTGCTTCAGCTGATGATTGATCCACGCCAGATTGGCAGTTGAGACATCCGGCGTCTCGGAGATGATCATGATGTAGCGGCGCTGACGGTAGCACAGCTGGTGCAGCGGAAAGGTTTTGGCCAGATACGATGATTTGGCATGTCCACGCGGGGCGGCCCAGCACACTTTTTTGTTCGGTGCCTCGACCGCAATCTCGCTGAGCAGCCCGCACAGCTCCCGATGAAACTCCGGTGCCTCCCCGATCGGAGAGGGAATCCAGTTCCCGTCATTGCCCGGATTTTCACACTCGCCAAAATACGCATGAGCAAAGTACAGCACATCCTCCTGTGCCCGATGAATCCTCGTCAGCCGCTCCCACTCCAGCAGGAGAGCGTCCACCTCCAGCAGTTCCTCCATCGGCAGGTCATCGGTTCGGGTCATCACATCGAGCAGCTTGCCGAGTTCAGCAATGATCTCAGCCCGCTCCGCCCGATTCACCCAACGGTTGCCCATCCATGCCACGTCATCCCCCTCCTGCTGCTTGCTGCTGATCTACGGTCCCTTTTGCCGAGCTTTCCTGCGTTGTCGCCTGTATTCTTCCATCCGCTTCTTGATCGCTTGGGCATCGCGCGGCAGTTGTATCACGCTTGCCCCCTCTTCGATCTGCGGCCCCAACAGTCCGTGTGCTTGCAGGAAGGTTCTCGCCATCGAGGCATTCCCCTGCTCGATGGCGATCTCCGGCATCTTATGAAGCAGGTCAGGCAACTTCTCCGTCGTCTGCTTCAGCACTTCCTTTTTCCACTGCTCACAAAACCACTCATCCTGCTTCCAGCGGTTAATCGTCCGCTCCGAGACCCCGCACTTTTTGGCAATCTCTTTTAACGTAGGCCGCTGTTCTTTCGGCAATGCCAGATGCCGGATCGCAATCATCTGCTCCGGGCGCAACGTCCTCTGACTCATCGAATCAAAACCTCCCTTCCTGTTCACCACCACAAGCTACTCATACAAAAAGCCACCCGCTTCTAATCGCGAATGGCTGTTTCCCTAAAACTTGATGTTACTATCTTAACAGGGGGTTGACGCAGGTTAGGTAGAAAAGAAAAGCGGGTTTGAGATAAGTTTGGTCTGGTATTAACACAACAAAACGTTGTGAATGTCTAATAAAAGGAGAGGCAAGCCTGTCTTTTCGTTGCCTGCATCTCCATTCTACCTGATAGGTTCTACAAAAAATATCAAAATCAACAAAAAAGAACCACCCCTATTAAGGTGGTCCTCCTCCCTCAAAACCTATCATTATGTCATGTCGATACAACATTTTGTTGGGTTAAAGTCAAGAAATAACCCCTGCCGCCTTCAAAATAAACGCCATCGTCGTCAACGCATTCTTTTTATGATAATCATAGGTGCTCTTCGGAATGTTCAACACAAATTCGTACAACTGCTTGTCCCGCTTCTGCTCCAGAAAACACTTCGTCAAAATCTCCCGCTCCATCTCCGGCAATGCAGTGAGCGCCTTATCAACCGCGCGCAGCTTCTCCTCATACTCCGCGATCATCACTGGCCGTTCTTCACGCAGGATCAGTGTGTTCCCTACTACGTCTCCTCGTTTCCCCCGGCCATCAATATCTCCGCGTGTCCCACGCCCTTCCATGTTCGCATAGTCAAACTCGTTATATTCCCGTACCCCCAGATGGCTTGTTCGATCTGTAAAAATATCTACGGCTGCTTTCATAGACGGATAAGCCTTCAATAGCAACTTCGTCTGGCTGCGCTCTGCGTCTGTTACGAGAAGATTGATGTTTTGTGTCAT